GTGTTTTGCAGAATAAACCCCAAGCAGGTGAAGCTGCTACTATAGCTTATAGCGGCATTACTAAATTAGTAGCTGCCGGAGAGACTATTACTGCTGGTGCTCGTTTGGGTACTAATGCTAGTGGATTGGCTACTGCTACTATTGGCTCTGGTGGTTATGTTGTTGCTGAGGCTATAACTGGAGCTACTAGTGGAACCGCTTTTATTGGCAAGCTTTACGGTGGTGCTGATAGGATTGAAGTTTAATTTTAGGAGGTGAAAGGGAAAGATGATTGACGCTAAACAATATGCAATTGGTAGAGACCTGCATATAGATGTGCCTTTGAGCAATATCTCGGTTGCATATATGAATGATGACGCTAGTTTTATAGCGCCTAGTATTTATCCGGTAGTTTCTGTACAGAAACAGTCTGATAAATATTATATTTTTGATAAGGAAGATTGGTTTCGTATACCTAATACCAGACGTGCTCGGAAGGGTGAAGCTCAGATAGTGGAATTTTCCATCAGTTCCGAGTCTTATTTCGCTGATAATTACGCTTTGGCTCATGAGATTGCTTTTGAAGACAAAAATGGAGCGAATGCGGATCAGGTATTGGATATTGATGTTTCCGCCGCTGAATTTGTTACCCATAAGTTGAAATTGGATTGGGAAAAAAGGCTGGCTTCTCAGCTTACTAGTACTAGTAATGTGGGTTCTTCTGTTACTTTGTCTGGGACTGACCAATGGAGTGATTTTGCTAATAGTGATCCTTTTGATGATATTGAAATAGGTAAGGAAGCGGTTCATACTACCACTGGACGCAAGGCTAATTTAATAGTGTTAGGTCAGCCGGTTGTAAATAAGCTTCGGAACCATCCTGATATTATAGACAGGATTAAGTATACCCAAACCGCCTTTATTCAGGATAATGAAGCTCCTCTATTGGCTCAGGCTTTTGGGGTTAGTAAGGTTCTTATTGGTGGTGCTGTGGAGAATACCGCAGTTGAGAATTTATCTGCTTCAATGAGTTATGTATGGGGTAAGGACGTTTTGGTGGCTCATGTTGCTCCAAGTCCTGGGCTGCGTACTGCTTCATTGGGATATTCCTTTAGGTGGACTGTGCCGGGTATTCCTAATATGCTAGTGGAAAGGCACACCATTCCATTAAGACATACTGAACGGATAGAAATTGGGTATTTCCAGGATGAGAAGATTATAGCATCCGAGATGGGATATTTGATTAAAGACGCTGTTGGTTAAATGATTGACGAGGGGAGGAGTTTATTCTCCCCTCTGATATTTTATTGGAGACTTAACAAAAGATGAAAACACTTAAAGATAAAAAAGTTATAAAAACCATAAAGGAAGAAGTATGGATTGCTAATATCGATATTGTAGAGAAAAAGTTTAAATGCGCCAAAGGTCAGATATTACCAGGAAGTTGGCAAAGTAATTCTACTTTAAGAAAATGGTTAAGAGATAAATATGGAGAGGATTGTATCAAGCGTACCAATAAGATGATTCCTCTGGAAGATGTAGTTAGTAAAAATACTATCTCCGAGCTTAGGGAAGAAAATAAAGCTTTGGAAGATTTAATTAAGGATTTGGGAAAAAGAGTGCAAAGTCTTGAATCTAATAAAGAAGAGAAAGAAGTAATTCAACCTAAGAAAAGAGTTAGGCGGGTTGCTTAAATAAATAGGAGGTTCTCAAAGAGATGAGTTCCAATGTTGAAAAATTTAGACGTACTATAAAAGCTCCAGGTATGATTGTTACTGGAACTCTTTCTGTTGCAGCTTTAGACATCAATAGTTTTGGTACTTTTGATGATATTAATGTATCCGGTGTAAGTTCTGTCGGTACGTTAGATGTCAGTAGTACGATAACAGGTAATGCTGCTTTTAGGGGTTTTGCCAGTATGGCTACCAGTGATGTCGCAATTACAGTATCTGCTACGGCTGTAGCTAGTGGTATTCCGGTACTATTGACCGCTCAAGCTTCTTTGGGTGGGACATGGGTTGATTCTGTTGTAGATAACACTAGTTTCATGATTGTGGCCAATGACGCCGTTCCTGCTGCGACTAATGTAAGTTGGTTTATTATTAAGTAAATAAAATCTAATTATTCAAAAGGAGAAATAAAGTGAAAACACAAAATCCTTTAAAGATATTTTTGTATTGTGATGGAGCGGAATTTGATGGTTCCACTCTGGAGAAGAAGTCTTGCGGAGGTTCGGAAACTGCAGGAATACAAGCAGCTAAAGCTTTGGGTGATTTAGGTAATGAAGTTACTGTATTCTCCGAGTGTGATGGGCCTAATACTTCTCCAGGGATTTATGATGGAGTTAGATATATTAGCCATAAACAATTCGTTCATATGGCTACTAAGGTTCCTCACGATATAAACATAATCTCTCGTAGGCATTCCTTACTTAATAATCAATTTAATTCCAAAATCAATATACTCTGGCAGGAAGAGCTAGCCTTTATTAACCAGAAAAAGGAATTTGATGATTCTATCTGGAATACCGATTGTGTATTCGCTTTAACAGAATTTCATAAATATCAGCAATCTAAAGTTTTTAATATTCCAGAAGACAGAATGTGGATTGCTGGTAATGGAATAGATTTAGAATTAATTGGTGAAGATAATCTAAAAAGAGACCCCAATAAATTAATATATGCTTCAAGGCCCGAAAGGGGGTTGGATGTTTTGCTTACTAGAATTTTTCCTGAATTATTAAAGCATATATCCACTTTGAAGCTTTATATAACAACCTATGATTTTTTCCCTCCCCAAATTGCTCATTTAATTAATCAGTTAAAAGAGTTCTCTAAGCAATTTGGAGATTCTGTTGTATGGCTTCCTCCTCTTAATAAAAAGGAGCTGTATAATCACCTGAAAACATCCTCTTTATATATTTATCCTACAGATCACGAAGAGACTTATATGATTTTAGCTGCTGAGGCTCAAGCTTGTGGTTTGCCTATAGTTACCAGGGGTGTCGGGGCTATACCTGATGTAATGAATCCTGAAGCAGGATATATGATTAATGGATACGATACTATCTATAATCCAGGATTTCAAGTTGAATTTATTAATAGAAGTTTAGAATTATTGAAAGATAAAGATAAATGGAATAAAGCATCAGAGATAGGCAAAAATCATGTAAAACAATTTGATTGGAAAGAAAATATCAAAAGATGGGATTCTAAATTTAGAGAATTATTAAATAAACATAATTTTGGAAATAAACAACCACAAAGAGATTCTTTATCTGTAATTATAACCACCAAAGATGATGAAGATACTATTGAAGGATGTTTGGATAGTGTAAAGGATATAGCGAATGAAATAATAGTAGCTGATTTAGGTTCTAAAGATTCTACTTTAAGTATTTTAGAAAAATATAATTGTAAAATCTTGGATAATTGCTTTGATATAGACTTATTAGGTTATGAGCATCCAAGAAATAAATGCCTGAAAAATGTAAATGGTAATTGGGTATTGTGGTTGTATCCAGAAGAAAGATTAGAAAATCCAGAAAACATAGAGAAATATTTAAGGAATAATTATTGGGAAGGCTATTCTATTAGAGAATCTTTGGATTATATTTTTCCTAGTACAGATTTATTTATAGATTCTCCCGCTAGACTATTTAGGAATAATAAAGATATCAATTTTAAAGGAATGGTTTTTGAGAGACCAGAAAAGAAGTTAAATCAAGGAACAGGAAAAACTATAGAAATAAAAGATGTTTCTATAATCAATACAAGATTAAAGGAAAATGAAAATTATTTTAAGTGTATTTTTAGTTTGTTGGAAAGAGATAGATTAAAATATCCGGATAGGTATATTGGAATATCTTATTTTATTTCTATTTTAATAAACTTGATTGATAGAATAACTAAAACAGGAGCAATGACGCAAGAAGCTATTTCTGGTTGCGAAAAGATAATAAACTTATATGAGAAATATTTTATAGATAAAACTAATTGTTTTTCCAGATTTAATATTCACCATTATTCTAAAGCCAATAAGTATCTTAACAAAGGTATTGATGTTTCTTGGAATATTGGTATAGATAAAATAGATTCAAAGTTAAATGGCGGTCATAACAAGATCAGATTTTCTGATATAAATAAAGCTAAAGATTATATAAACCTATGGATGGATAAGAACAATGAGAAATTCGATAGTAAATATTATTTATCTCAAGGTTTGTGATGGCAAATAAAAAATACAATGAAAATAATATTGAAGAATTAAGGGACTTAATTAGATACCACGAAAAAAAATATTATGTGGATTATTCTCCGGAAATATCTGATTATGAATTTGATATGCTAATGAAAGAATTAGAAAAAATAGAGGAAAAATATCCAGGTTTAATAACTCCTGAATCACCTACCCAAAGAGTGGGAGGAGAACCTTTAACTGGATTTAAGCAAATCTACCATGATCCACCGATGCTCAGTATACCAAATTCATATTTAACTTTTCCGAAAAAGAAATAGTGTACGAAGATCAAGATTACTTATGGAAAGCAAAAGGAGACAATAAAGTGAAAACACAAGTTCAAGAGCACATAGAAAATTGTACAAAAAATAAAGTTCCTTATTCTGAACCTAATCTTTATTTTCAAATTTTTACTAATAAATTTATTAACAGAAAGGAATTTCCTGATTATCATATTCTTATTTGTGAAGATGATTTGGATATGCAAATAAGAATATTAAATCTAATGAGAGAATTGTTTGATCCTCAAGGAAAAGTACAAATTAGTTGTGTTTCTGGAGCAAGACAAGCTAAAGGAGTTATAGAATCAACAAATGTTAATCTTATCATTTTAGATCACGATATGCCTTATGGTTCTGGAGATGAATTATTAGTCTATATACATAAGTATATGAAAGAAAATATCTTAATGACAAAAAAGAATGTTCCTGTTATTACTTTTTCCGGTATTTCAGAAAATAATGATAGATTATTTCGATTGGGGGCAAAATATAAATTTACTAAAAATGAAGTTTTGAAAGGAAAAGCAAATGATATTATCTTAAAGGAGACAATAAAGTGAAAACACAAAAAAGTCTTAAAATAACAATGCTCTGTGATGGTATGCCTTTTCATGGAGATACCTTAAAAACTGAATCGCTCGGAGGTACGGAGACAGCCGCGCTACAGACCGCTCAGGAATTCAATAATCAAGGACATAAAGTAACTATATTAACTAATACAGATAAAGTTGGTGATTATGGGGGGGTTGAATACAGAAATGTAAGGGAGTTCAATAAATATTTCTTAGAGGAGCATCACGATGTTTCATTAGTTTTAAGACATCCTTCACTATTCAAACTCCCTCATAATTCCAAAATTAATATACTTTGGCAACATGATTTGGCTTTTATTAATGATAAGGATAGTTTTCTGGAGAATATCTGGAATATTGATAGTGTTTGGTGCCAATCAGATTTTCACAAAAATCAATATCAATCTGTTATGGGTTTACCCAAAGATTTTTATTGGGAAGCGGGAAGCGCTATTGATCCTGAGTTAATACCAAAAGAAGAAATCGAAAGAGAAGATAAAAAGCTTGTTTATTCAGCGAGACCAGAAAGAGGATTAGAAGTTTTAGTTACTGAAATAATGCCAAGATTATTAAAGGAATATGAGAGAAGATATAAAACGAATAATAAAGTGTTTACTTCTCCAAAACTATATATAACAACTTATGATAATTTTCCTCCTGTCACTTTGAAACTTATAGAAAGGATAAAGGAAAAATCTAAAGATATAAAAGATAATATTGTATGGTTACCTCCTTTAACAAAAATAGAATTGTATAAATTATTTAAATCCGCTTATTTATATGTCTATCCTGTGGTTGATTATGAGGAAAGTATTGGTTTCTTTGAGGAGACTTACTGTCTTTCAATAGATGAATGCATGGCTTGTGGTTTACCTTTTATATCCAGACCATTAGGAGCTATTCCTGAGACTTTAAATAAAGATGCTGGTGTATTGGTTGATAGTAAATTAGGAAATGAATTAGATTTTTATGATAATTTTGCTAATGAAATAATAAATCTTTTGAGAGATAAAGCTAAATGGAAAAGAATGTCTAAAGCTGGAGAAGAAACCATTTTAAAAGAAGACATTTGGAGAGTTAGAGTTAAGAAATTTACAAATAAAATTTATGGTTTACTAAAAAATAAAAAAGAAAATAAACTGTCTATTTGTGTTTTAGTTAGAGAAGAAGATAAAAATAATTTAACAAGGTGTTTAAATAATATTGAAAACTTAAATGCTGAGATGGTTGTTGGAATAGATGATAAAGTAAAAGATGCTAGAGGATCAATAGGATCATCTCATTATATTTTGAAAAAAGACATGACAGAAAGTGAAAAATGGAATTGTTTAACTAAAAAAGCTACTGGTAACTGGATATTATGGTTATATGGTTCTGAAATTCTAAATGGTGATATAAGAAAATATATAAATAATGATATATATGATGGATTTACTTTAAATAAAACGATTAACAGTAAATTTCCTGAATATGTAACTGATGAAATGATTGATTGTCCTGCTAGATTATTCAATAAAAAGGATTTTGTGGGGTTTCAAGGTGAATTTTATTCCAGACCTTTATTTAATAAAGAGATTGATAAATTCCGAATAAAAGATTGTAATATTATAGATTTACACAAAGGAGATAGTTTTATCGATTATTGTCTTGAAAAACACAGAAAACTAAGTAATGGTTGTTTTATCTCTAATAAAGCATATTTTCTTATGAAGGATTATTATTTATTAATTTTAGATGAATATAAAAATAATGGTTTTATTGTATCAGGAAACATAAAAGAAAACTGTAAATATATTATCGATATTTATAAAAATAAATTTATTGGGGATTTATCCAACTTAGGCATAGAAGCTTTAAGAATGTATTCGGAAGCTAATAGAATATTAAATAAAGGTTTTGAATTTAATCTACAATTAGATGTTTCTAAAGGAAGTAAAAACAATAAGACAGCTTTAAATATAAGATTTAATGACAGAAAAGAAGCGGATTTATACATAAAAAAAATAATGGATAACCAGATAAATCCATTAATGAGTAGATATTTTTTGAATAAATAAAAGGAGAATTATAAATGCCACCAAGAGTGGGACAGCATAGAAGTGTGACCCTTGTTGCCTCTAATGGGAAAATAGGCCATGATTCCTTAGCTGGTTATGCTATAACTATAGGAGTAGTCCATCACGAAATTCATGATGGATGTATGTATCAATATACCAATGTCTATTCTCTTCGGTATCTCATATATCTTCCATATATGAAAATCCTACTACTATAACCAATACAGGAACTTTGTTGCATAGAGAATGGGTAGCTTCTGGTAATAAAACAGGAGGGTCTAATGTCTCCAGAGAAGAAGTTATATTGAAACAGAATGCTAGTCATTTGATTATTCTTGAATCAGAAGGAAATTCTAATGATATAAGCACTATAATTCGGTTTTACGAACATAATAATATTTAGGGATTTATAATATGGCTTCGAGAATAGGACAAAAAAGAAATTGTGTGATAGTGAGTTCTGATGGAAATGTTGGAACTATAAATGCTGAAGGAAGACAGGATTTTGTCCAGCATGCCCATCCTAATAATGTGAATTTACACTTCCATGTAACTTCAACCGGTACTCTACAAAGATTTATATTAGTAGATTTAAGCAATATTAATAGTTTCTTTCATGCAAATACTTCTTACCTGCATTTAGAAAATATGGATATTCAAATTGATACTTCTGCCACGGCAACTTATCAATTAACTTTAGGTTTTTTAGAATCTGTTACTGCATCGGGAAGTAATTTATTCGATATGTGGAATTTATTTGGTAATAAATCCACTGGGCAAAATACTGAAGCCTTTTTTCCTTGGTATCCTAATGGATTTAAATGCAGAAGTCAATCATTTGTCTCTGGAAATGTGACAATAAATGATTCAGCTTATCAGACAGGTATTGATTTGCCAACAGTTCTAGATGTGACAACCGCAGATACCACTCCAGGCAATGGGGATTTAATTTTGGAATCTAATGTTACTGCTGGAGATATAGCAATTTCTCTTAACATAGCCTATCACGCTCACTAAAGAAAGGATAAAAAGTGAAAACACAAAGATATCCATTGGACATTATAATTTGCTGTGATGGTATGCCTTTTCATGGGGACACCATCAAAGAAAGTAGCTTAGGAGGAAGCGAAACAGCCGCTCTGCAAATGGCCCAATCTTTACAAAAGAAAGGGAATAATGTAATTGTATTTAGCCACTGTAAGGATAAAGAGGGAATTTATGATGGAGTAGAATATAAAGACATCTCCAGTTTTTTGCAATACGCTACTATTATTCCTCATGATGTATTGATAATAGAAAGACGACCGGATTTATTCTCTCATACTTTTAATTCCAAAATTAATATACTTTGGCAGCATGATATAGCTATCATAAGAGGAATGAATAATTTCAGGATGGGAAGCTGGAATATTGATAAGTGTTTTGTGATGTCTGAATTTCAGAAAAATCAATCTATAGAAATTAATGGTTTACCAGAAGATTATTATTTTACCACTAAAAATGGATTGAATTTAGATTTATTTAACAATTTAGAGGATATAGAAAGAGAACCTAAAAAGTTAATTTGTGGAGCGAGACCAGAAAGAGGGTTGGATAATTTTTTATTTGAGATTCTGCCTAGATTATTGGAAAAAGACCCTGAAATTAAATTATATTTAACCAGCTATAATCATAAAGTTCCAGAGATGGAAGGTTTTTATAATGCATTAAAACAGCAAGCTAATAAATATCCTAATAATGTATTTTGGATGGAAGGATTAACTAAAAAGGAATTATATAAACAATATAAATCTTCAACAGCTTATGTTTATTATTCCGATTTTGAGGAGATTTCCTGCATTTCTGCTATGGAAGCTATGGCTTGCGGTTTACCATTTATATCTAGAGATTGCGCGGCATTAAAAGAAACTGTTCCTTCAGATGCTGGAATATTACTATCAGGCTTTGATTCAGCCAAAAATCCAGAATCTATTAATCAATATACTAATCTTATTTTAAATTTATTAAATAATTCTAATAAATTAAAAGCTATGGGAAAAGCTGGGATTGATTATTCAAAAACTTTAGATTGGGATTTAATAACAGACCAATGGATAGATGAATTTTATAGAATCTTTGAAAATAACACAAAAAATAAATTTACTTTAGCTAAACATTTTATTTTTCATAGTGATATTATTTCCGCTAAAAAAATAATAGAAAAAATACCAGATTCTAGAGAAAAAGAAATTCTAAAGGAAGAAATAAAACCATGGGATGTAAATTTCAAAGGTCATATAGCTATAGGTAAATTGGAAGACAATAATACAAATTCTTATCTAAATGATATTGGAGGAATGGATAATTTATTGACTCTCACAGAAAATAAAAAAGAACCTCATTGGCCTATGTTAGATCGATGGCTAAAAGATCACCCAAAAGTAAAAACCATTATGGATTATGGGTGTTTTACTGGTAGATATGCTATTCCTTTAGCTAATAATAATAAAGATTATTATGTTTATGGGGTGGATATTAGTGAAAATACTTTAAAGATAGCTAAGGAAGTATCCAATAAAATATCCAAATTTGATAATATAAAATTTATATGTGGTAATTATGATAATTTAGAAGGGAAAATAAAAAAGAAACTGGATTGTATTTTACTGTTTGATACTTTAGAGCATTTGCCCCATCCCACTAAAGCTATTGATAAATTAGAAAAATATCTAAAAGATGATGGATGGATGTTGATAATAACTCCAGCTGGCCCTGGTGAAGCGGATAGTTTTGGAGAATGGGAAAATAGGATTCATATCCATCATTTTGAAAAGAAAGACTTGAAGGATTTATTCAGCAAAAAGAAAAGCATCAAATATGTCTATATGGGACGGCCTGGAGGATCAAAGATAGATAACTCCAGATTTGGTAAAATACTTACCAGTTATCAAAAATCTAAAGTTAAAACTGGGAATATTGATTACAATAGAAAATTTCTATTACAAAAACCTAAACAAACTATCTCTACTTGCATTATAGCTAAAAATGAGGAAAATAATATTGGTGAATGTTTAGAAAACGTAAGACCTTATGTAGATGAAATAATAGTTTGTGATACCGGATCAACTGATAATACAAAGAAAATAGCAAAAAAATATAATGCTAAAGTAATAGATGGTTCCAATCCTTTAGAGTATGGTTTTGAGACTCCAAGGAATGAAAGTATCAAAGATGCTGTTGGGGATTGGATAATGTGGATTGATGCAGATGAAAGATTTTTACAAGGTCGAAATTTAGGGAAGTACTTAAAGGACAATGTATATGATGCTTATTCTATTAGACAGCATCATTTTAGTTGCTCTCCTCCTAATGCTTTTAAACCAGACTTACCTTGTAGGATTTTTAGGAATAAAAAAGGTATTTCTTTCCGGGGAATTTTGCATGAACATCCCGAAACCGGCGTCAATAAAGGGCCTGGGCTTTCTACTATATTAAATGATTTAGAAATTGCTCATGGAGGATATTATACAGAAGATATAAGGAGAAAAAGATTTGAAAGGAATTATCCATTGCTCCTAAAAGACAGACAAAAATATCCAGATAGAATTTTAGGTAAATTTTTCGAAATAAGAGATTATATCCATCTTGCCAGATATACTCTGGAGAAAACAAGAGGTCAACTTAATCCTCAAATAGTAGAGTGGTGTGAAAAAGCCATAGATATGTTTAGAAAGGATTTTCTTGGTAAAGATTGTTTAATGGGTGGTGATGTTATTAATTTTTATAGTGATGCTTTAAAGATATTAAATAGAGGGTTTGAAGTTTCTTGGGTAATGGGTTTTGGAAAAAATGAAGCTAAATTAAACGGAAATAAGCCTACTACTTTAAGATTCGATAATCAAGACGATTTGACCAAATATTTTACCCATTCTCTAAAGACAAATACTAATCTTTATACTTCGAGGTATTTCTAATATGTCTATAGGTGATGCTCAAATAACAGATGGTTCAGGGACTAGAGTTTCTACTATTGAGAAAACAGAAAATAGTGTGGCGAGAGAAACCCAAAGAGTAGCCCAAGATTGGGATATACTGAACTTTGGAGGAAGCACACCTAATGCTCTTAATTCTGTCAATACTTCAGGAACAGAATCAGGGGATATTTCTTGTTTGGGATTATCAACAATATTATTGAAGATAGAATATTCTGCTAATAATGTTACCGCTCCTTTTTGGATAGTTCTGAAAGATTCTAATGGAGACGTTGGTAGAATCTATTCAGTAAAAGTCACTCCAGCCAATACAGGAGAAAATGATGATATTCAAGAAACAGGTTATTTTCACGGAGAAGGGATAATTATTCCTGTATATGGAGCTGCAAATTTTCGGGTGGTATTAGCTGAAGCTCCAAGTAACTCTGGGTCAGTATCAGTTTGGGCTAAGGCGGTGTAAGGATGATATTGCAACCACAGATAGATTTATTAAGGCCACAGGTAATTAGGCCGCCGTCTAAGCTCAAACCGCAGTTGCTTGAGCCGTTTGGCAGCCGGTGGGCATTACAATTTACACAATCGGCAAGCTTTCCACGAATAGATTGTGGAAATGATTCTTCTATACATCTTAATTCTGTTAACGGTTTTACTATTGGTTGTTGGGCTAAGTTTGCCGGTCTTGGGGCTTTTGATCAGTTGATTATAAAAGGAAGCCAGAATTTTGCCCTGCCAGCTAACTATGATTTTCATTTGGGAAAACGAAGCTCAGATGAGATTTTATTTAGAGTATCTGATGGAACAAATATTATAGGTGAAGTTGTTACCATATCAACCCCGATTACGTCTACGCTGGTGTGGTATTTTATTGCGGCTACATGGGATGGGACTATAGATGCAAATGGTATAAAAATATATGTGGGTTTAACGCTAGAAGCGCAAGGTACAGCAACAGATACTATTGCTAACATGTCTACATCTGAGACATTATACTTAGGTTCTGCTCCAACAATAAATGGTTTTGATGGTTTATTATCTAATGCTTTTGCATATAACAGAGTACTATCTACTAATGAATTACGCATGATTGCCGAGAATCCTCAAAGCCAAATTGACATGCGTGATCTTGCGGGTTGGTGGCGTTTTCAGGAGGGATCAGGAGTTGTTAATGGCACACAAATCAGGGATTGGTCGAACGAGTTAAATCACGGGTCTATGCAAGCTTTTTCTGGTAATCCATGGATAAATGCAGGGATAAGATAAGGAGTAATGGTATGGCTGGTTTAAATGGAATAAAATATATATTATCTACCGCCGAAAACCAGATAATAAAAGATGAGATAACCAATGATCCAAGTGAAAAAGGATACATTGATATTACTACTGGAGGAAGGGTTAAACAATTAAATTTAAAATTATTAGTATCTAATCCTGTTTCTCAAGGCCAAGTGAATGCTGACTCTTATACCAGGAGAGAAATTATTAATGGGGGAGACCTTGATGCTGTTACGCTAAAAAATATTAAGTCTGATCCGGAAGGAGCTATTGTATATGATTTCATTCTTAATTCAACCACAATTGATTTAAATAATCCAGCAGATGTTAAATTTTTAACAATTTTAAGTGATAATACTTTGATTAATTCTGCTCAAAAGACCGCTTTATTATCTATGAAGAAAGTTCCTGATCCTAATTGGAAGCCGCAAACATTAGGGAAAAGTAGAGCAGAGGAATTGCTTGGGGATGGTATTATGATTGAGGGTAATGATATCATCGAGGCGTTAAAATAATGAGTTTACTTTTATTATTTCAGTTACACGTTATTTTACCCCCTACAGAAGTTGTAAATAGTTTTAGTTCTATAATAGAAACTAATTTTATTTTTGTGGGTCGTGTACAAAATACATTTAATTTTAATTCTCCAATACAGAGTAATTTTGTTTTTGAATCAGGGATTATTTAATAATGGCCCACAATAAGATATATCTTAATGATTTAGGTCATATATTTACTATATCAACAGAAAAAGATTTAACTAATGTTAACTCCGCGACTCTTGAGGTATTAAAACCTGATAATACCAGTGTTTCTTTAGTTGCTAGTATTAGTAATGTTAATAGTGGATTATTGGTTTATGTTACCCAATCGGGAGATATGTCTTTGCAGGGTATATATGAGGCCCAAGCAAAAATCTGGTCAAATTCTGACAATGAATTTAAGGGAGATACTTTTAATTTTGAAGTATTTAGTAGGTATACATAATGGCTAATTACATTTGCTTGGGAAAGAGAAAATACCATAAAAAGTAATAATTATTTAAGGAAAGAGGCATGAATTACAGACCCTTTTATACTAGTTTTGAAGAAATAAAACAACTTTATCCTAAATTTGAGATTGTATCTTTAACTACCGCTAATGTTCATGGAATATATGTGTTAAAAGCGGAAGGAGAGATAAATGCTAAACTGGCTAATAGATATACAGTGCCATTTAGTAGAGATAATGTACCTCCTGTAATAAAATCTATAGCTCAGGATTTAACCGCTTGGTATTTATTGATACGGGTTTATACACAAAATAAAAAAGACAAGAATCCTTGGCCTGATGAATGGAAGAAAAACGCTGATGATTTATTAGAGAAATTGGCTGATGGAACTATGAGCTTAGTTGATAACTCTGGGAATATTTTGGGACAGAGTACCTCCCAGATGAAAATATGGAGCAATACTACAGATTATAATCCTGCCATGGATCACAGAGATTCTATAGAACAAAGAATTGATCCTGATAGAATCGATGATGAACGGGATGATGACGATCTAAACACTTTTAATAGTAGGTTGACTTAGATGGCTTTATCAGGTAAAGGGATAAAACTCACTCTAAAAGGAGAAAAGAGATTACAAGAGAAGATCAAAAAGGGAATAATAAAGCTCTCTGATGGCAAAAAATTACATGCTAGAATCGGTGTTAATTTACTTAAGATAATTGATAAAGGATTCAGAACCCAAGGAATAGCAACTACAGGCAAGAAATGGAAGGGTTTATCTGAAAATACTATTTATGCCAGAAGAAGAAAATCTTCTAAGATTCTGCAAGACACAGGAAATCTAAGAAGATCATTTGTGATGGATTTTTCCGAAAAACAAGTAAAAGTAGGAACAGCATTAGCTTTTGCTGAGGTTCATGAAAAGGGAGGAAGAAAAAAATATATTATAAGGCCATTAAGAAAAAAAGCATTGGCTTTTCCTCATCCTGGAAGCGAAAATAAATTAAAAAAGCATTCAATTCGTAGATTTAATAGATTAACAGGCTTTGTGTCCAAAAGTGTAATTCATCCTAAAGCCAAAAAAAGAAAGATGTTACCTATTAAATCTATAGCTCAAGGAATAATAACTAAAACATATGATAACTTTATAAAACAACAATTAAAACTATCAGGACTTATATAATGGCTCATGTAGATTATTATGGTATTCAAGAAGCTATACAAACTCAATTAAATAATAGTTTGGGAACGAAAGTTTTATCCAATCAAAATGTCAGTATAAATATAGAACCGATAGATGATCCTGATGGAGTTAGTCCTTGGATAGGTATTTATCTGGATAATGCTGGCTTAGAACCCAAGTTTATAGCGGGAGGCAATCAACCCTATGAAGTTAATCCTACATTTATTATTGAGTGTTTTGAGTTCGATATAAATGAATTTAAAAATGCTTGCCAAAGAAGAGATAATTTAGCAAAGGATATTATAGAAACTTTAACACTAGATCTTACCATATCCAATAATGTTAAATGGCATCAAGCTACCAATATAAATTTTGATATAGGTCAACGAGAAGAAGACGTCGGGTTTTTTGTTGGAGCAGAAATAACTTTAACAGCAGAATTAAGAGGCTAAAATTATGAAAATTAAATGGGTTGGGGAAGAAAGGGAATCTTGTTATGGTGTTTTTAAAAAAGATGACATAAAAGATTTGCCCGAGGAAGCGGCTAATTCCTTCATTAATCAAGGATTGGCTACAAAGACAAGAAAAACAGAATATGATAAACCAAAAACAAGAAAAAGAACAGAGACGGAAAGACCTCCTGTATCAGAAATCAAAAAGGAGGAATAAATTATGGCTACAGGAGTTTTAGGATTTTTTGCATTAAGCGCCCAAACCAGCTTTGGTACGGCGACCACCAGTTTTGAATTCGTTCCTATGCTATCAGAGGGAATGAATACCGAGATAGAAGCTCTTACTGAAGGAGGTATGAGGAATAGGTTTGCTGAGAATCCTACCCATGAAGGATTGGAGACTATTGCCGGTGATGTTGTATTTGAACCTGATTATTATAATGTTGGACATTTTTTAAAGGGATTGTTTGGACAATCATCTTCTGGTACCACAGGAACAGGTTCAGGGACTTTATATACTCATATATTCACTCCTGTAATTAATACTGATTTCGATGAAAAGACAGCGTTATTACCCTATACAGTCGATATATTCAGGGACGTTACCAGTTCTTTCCGTTTTACTGATACAGTGTTTAATACTATGAATCTGGAAGTTACTGCTGGTCAGATAGCCCAGATGACTGTAGGAATGATGGCTAAGGACACTTCCATTGTGTCTAAGGAAACCGCCAGTTTTGGTTCTTCTTTAGGAACTATAACTTGGAATGTTGCTAGTATTGCTGTGGAGAGCGGAACTAATACCATTATGGAGAATATTAGTATTAGTTATGATAATCAAGTAGAAGGAATACCATTTATTGACGGAACTAAGCAAATTGGTAAATTTAAACGTACAGGCCCACAAATGGTAAGGGTTAGTGGTACTTTGGATTTTGAGAATTTGACTGAATTTAATGAATTCAAAACCCAGTCTGAAAGACGATTATTTATCACATTGGATGATACTGGGGTTGAATCCTTGAATGTATTGACTGTGGATATCCCCAAATTAAGGTATGAAACATTTCCTGTCAATATAGCGGGATTTGAGAGAATAACGGTAGATTTTGAGGCTAGAGGAGTTTACGATACTAACAGTAATTATGCTATTCAGATGATCCTGCATAATTCAAGAACTAATGGCTATTAAATTTCAAGCAAAAAGGAGAACTTAAATGAAATTAAAGATTGAAGACAAAGACATAAAACTAAACCCATTGACCCTTAATGACTTGGTGGAGTTGGAACAGAAGATAGGTAAGAAACTTTCTGCTCTGTCTGATGGTGATATGGGGATGGGGGAGATTCGTTTTATCGTTTGGTTGAGTGTTAAAAAGCAAAATAATGAATTGACGGAAGAGCAGGTGGGCGAATCTCTAGTATTAGGTTCTGCGAAATTGGCAGAGATACAAAATCACTTGATGGGTGGGCCTAAAAACCCAAACTCCACTGGATGAGATTAGTGAGTCTTTTTGCCTTAGAATATGGATGGACAAAAAGAGACGTTATGGAATTAACTAATCAGGAAATAGAAATATTAGCTAATCTCATCAAGAAAAGACACAAACAGCAACAAGATACATTAAAAAACAAGAAGACTAGAAGAAAATAGAAACGAACTTTAAGAGGAAAACCCGATAAGTTTAGGTCTTATAGATTTATTCTTATCGGGTTTTTTATTTTATGGCTAATGTAATTGAAATAGTCGCTAAAGGTAAAGACCTTACCACCAGCACTTTTCGAAAGATGGGTAGAGGGATCACCAATAGCTTAAAAGGAGCTGTCGGTAGCGTTTTTTCTCTTAGAGGAGCAGTGGGAGTTCTCGCTGGAACTGCTGGAGTTGGCGCTTTGGTTAAGTCCTTTGTGGATGCCGCTTCTACTACTGAGGACTTTAGAACCAGGCTTGTGTCCCTGACTAAATCTGAAGAAATAGCGGAACAGAAATTACGGGCGCTTTCCGCTTTTGCTGCTAAAGCTCCTTTTGAACTTCCCCAAATAATAGAAGCTGGTATTACTTTGGAAGCTTTTGGAGCTAAGGCAGAGGACACTATAGCTCCATTGGGAGATTTAGCTGCCTTTATGGGGATAGAAATCAAGGAAGCTTCAGCTGCCTTTGGTAGAGCGTTTGCTGCTGGAGCAGGAGCCGCTGATGTATTAAGAGAACGAGGCGTTTTAGCTTTAATCTCTATGCAAACTGGTATAAGCGATCTGACAAAGCTTACCCTACCTGAATTTAGAAAAGCTATGCTAGATGCTATGACTGATCCCGATGGGAAGATATTTGGAGCTACAGCCAAATTAGCTGAAACTTTTACAGGTCAAGTATCCATGATGAGTGATGCTTTGTTCAGAATGAGAAATACCATTGGAGACGCTTTATTACCAACCATGAAAGATTTAGTTACTAATCATATTATTCCTTTAATTAACAGAATAGGAGAATGGGCAAAACAAAATCAGGAGTTAATCAAGATAAAAGTAAGGGAATTTGTTTTAAAGATAATAGAGGCACTGAAATCTTTGTCTAAGATGTTTTTATCTCTTGTGGGAGAGACGGAGAATTGGGCCGTTTCCTTATTGAAAATAAAACAAATATCATTATTGGTAGCTGCGGGAATTTTGAAATTAGCAAAAGGAGCGGCTTTTCTTGGTATGGTAGTGCAAGACATGGCTTGGGTACTTGGATTAGCAGAAAAAAATGGAGATAGTTTTAAAATTGCAATAGCTAATCTCGAAAGGCAAGCCAAAGATATGGAAGATACTGGGATTTCCATGTTTAAGGAAATGACAAAGGAATCTCTGAAATTCTCTGAATCTTTGTTAGAAAATGCAAAAGCTGCCAAAGAGACAAAAAAAGCTATAAAAGACATCAGTAAAGAGCGAAAAGAGGGAAATGATATAATTAAGAAAGCAATTACTCTGTCTAAGCAATTGGCGGCAGAACTTAGTAAGCTCTCTATTAGAGCAAAAAAGGCAGGAAAATCTAGGTTAGAATTGCTGGATGCCGAAGAGAAATCTTTATTGAAAAGATTGGAATTAGAAAAAGCTTCAGGAAAACAGATAACCAAGGCCCAAGCTGATTTTGCTAAATTAAGATCACAAATAATAGAAGAGGAAACAGATAAAAAAGAAAATATACTAAAAGAATTTACAAAATTTAATTTAGCTCAACTAGAACGCATGCTAAATGACGAACAGATTACAGCGGACAAAAAAGAACTTATTTGGGAAGTAATTAATAAAAAAATTGAAAAAAGTCAAATTGGCTTGTTTGATGCTTTTCGTTTAGGAATGGAAGATACTATTGAGAAATTCAAATCTCAATCCCAATTGATGTTGGATGCAGGTATTAATTTAGCCAATACATTAAGGGACGGTTTCTCTGATCTGTTCTTTGACTTTTTTGATAGTTCTATTACAGATATGACTGAATCCTGGGAGAAATTTGGAGATAATTTAAGCGATGTATTTTTTAGGACTTTATCTGATATGGCTGCTCAATTAGTAGCTTCAGAAATATTTAGCTTCTTTTTCGAAAAGAAAAGAGGAATAATTCAACCTTCTGTTGATTTTGTTGGGCCTCCCACAAAAGAACAAGCTGAATTTAGTGGTGCTCAACAAGCGCAAAATTCTTTAAAAAGCCTTATTCCTACATGGGCTTTGATAGCTATAACTACTGTCGCTGCTGTTAATAGTGGAGTAATAGAAGATTTGGTTGAGGGATTGGTCTCAGCGATTGAAAAATTACCAGAAATATTTAGGACTTTTGTCAAAAAACTTCCTAATTTAATAAGACTTCTCGCAAAAGCGTTGCCTGATATAATAAAAAGCCTTATAGGGGCATTGCCTGAAATAATAGATATCATTATTTTGAACATCTGAATAAATTTTGTTATCAAGATAATAAGATAAAATAGAATATTCTTTCACAAATACTTTTTTAAATTCAGTTATAACTAAACTAACTACATGAGATAAAGAAGGATAAAATACAGGAACTTCTTCTAAAAAATCAGATTTTCTACTATAAGTTCTCTCACGTCTTGGAGAAATTGTAGTGTACATCCTTTTACACACCTTTAGAGCTGTGTAGTCTTCTAAACAATTTAACAAGTGATCTGATGATCTGGTGATCTGGTGATCTGATGTTGTAAATAAAATGGTTTAAAAGTTAGAAATCAAATTGAAATCGAAATTTAACTAAACAAATTTAAATGTAAAAAATTGAGATTGAAGTAAACTTTAATTTTGAAATAATAAATTGTTATTTCAAAATTAACTATATTTTAAGTTCTCAGACGCAAATATTATTTTATGGGGTATTCTGTAGTTTTAGTTACTCCCGACACTATGGTAGCTAAAAAGAAAAATATCACTAAAAAAATAATTTATCCCGAGTTCATTGAAATGTCTGAAATAGAACAAGATTCTTACTTTAAAGATTTGTTCTTAGAGTGTTCTCAAGGTGATATCCCTAAGAAATATAAATATAGAGAAAAAACACTCGTTTTTAAGAAAGGGAAAAAAATACATAAATGTGAGCTCACATCAGATGTTACTCTTAATGTTAGGATTTTTAAAGAATTTTATAAAACACATACTTTTGTATTAACTAATGACGATAAAAATAGACAAAGAAACGAAAAAGCAAATAATGTTAAAAAAGTTATTTATGAAAATACAATCTTTACACACGAAATGTACCGACAACAAGTGTTATATAATTATGTAGATATGAAATTACCAGGTGCGTCCACTACACAACTCATGAAAAATGTTAAGAAGATTAATATGTTTTTTAATGCTAATTTCTTTAGAAAAACAGATATTATTTTTGAAAGGCATCAAATTAATATCTGTTTTTCTAAAGAAATTAGCATTAAAAAACATATTAATCTN